TTGGCTGATGAGTCTAATGATTCTCCTGTCGGGGCGTCATATAAATTATCAATCAATGTTGTGCTGTTTGCTGTGTATGATCCATAACTGTGTGCAGTTGTTGTGCTGAAACCTGCATCTGCTAATGGAGTACCTGATGTGTCCACCATTCTGAACTCACCACCCAGTTTGTGTTTAATGCTGATTGCACCTTTGAATTCACCTGAACTGATCACTGATGCTTCTAGGTTTGTGAAATTCGCAGTTGAGAATGCAGTCACAAAGTCATCTGCGTCACCTAGTGTAGAACCGTCTCCCGAAATCATTGTTACTGTCTTCGCAGTGTCTAATGCTTCTTGGTTCTTCAGTGATTCTTGAACTGAGAATGTCTCACCTGCTGTGAAACTTGGGAAAGTGGTTTTAGAATTGATAATTGTTTCACCACCTTCGTATCTGAATATTTGGAAGTCACCCACGTTTGGAGTTGTGTCTACTCCTGCCAAACTGTCAGCACCCATGCTTTCTTCAGTGATGTTGAATTGTGTGTAAAGTGTTCCAGTAGCAATTGAAGTACCACCGTTCGCCGCGTCTAAGTTGTAGATCGCTTGATGGTTTGTGGCATACAATGGTGCCGCCACTGTTGAGAAACTTGCACTTGCTGAACTGTAGATCTTAGCAATGATGTTTGCACCAGAATTTGCAGAAGTTGTCTTGAACCAAACAGAACCATTTGGTCTGTCTTCGTCTGCTGTTTTCCAAGTTGGTCTGTCAGTGTGTTTCGCTTGTAGGAACTTAGGTCCGTTTTTAAGACCGGCTGTGATTCCTAAACTTGCTAATAAACCAGTGCTCTCTTCAAATCTGATTGTGTTTGCACCACCTGTTGAGTCACCTGCGTTTCTACCATTGTGGAAGATTTCTAGGTTACCTGTCACACTGTTGACACTTGCTGAAACGTTAGTGACGTTAGAGCCAATCGCTGTGGCAACGTTCGCTAATGATGTACCTGATACTGTGATCTCAACACCGTTCATTACCATTTTGTGTCCACTAGTAACTGTAGTGCCAGAAGCAACTGTTTCTATAGGTAAAGATGTGCTCCAGTTTGATGAACCAAGCACCACCCACGTGTTACTTGCTGTCTTCTTGTAGATCTTGTTTGAAACATGTGTTGTGTTGATAGCATAATCGCCAATTGATCCAATGTTCTGTTTTGGAGCGCCTGTCGAAGACGATCCTACCAGGTCAGAAGTTGATGTTATCAATATTGGTGTTTGTGCTGTGAATTTTTGATCTGTTTTCGACCACTCAAATATGCCGTAACTGCTTGATGCAAGGTCAAACCAGTACGTGCCATCTGTTGGTGCCGCTGTCGGTGCCGAAGCACTTCCAACTAATTCAGATGTGTTTACATTCGCTCTAAGGACAAACGCTCTGTTGGCAATGCCTAAAAATGAGTAAGCCGCTTGTAGTCCATATTCATTTAATTCATAACCATTCAATGCATTTCCTGATGCGTCTGTGTAGAATTTTGGATCTCCAAAAGTCTCTGTTAATTCTCTTTGGGATGAAATCAAGTAAGCAGTGTTGGCGTTAGCAGTTGTTGTACCTGCCGCTGTGCCGTCTCCTGCACCGTTGTTCTTGTCCTGTGCTGATGCTACTATGAATAGTGGTGTTGTACCCGCATCTGATGGTACGTAAAAGCTCTCGTTAATTACTGAAACTTCTACTCCTGGTGATGTTAATGCCATTTTTCGTATTCTCCTTGCAAGTTACGTATATACTAGAGTTATTTATTCAATCATATGGTTTTTACGACAGAATTTACCATTTTATTGGTACCTATATAGGGCACGTAAATACAACTATGCAATACAAAGATAGACCATTGTGTAAGGAATGTAAGTCAAAGCCAAGGGCATATGCTTACAAGCGTTATGGCAAGATTTATTGGCGAAGTTTGTGTGACACTTGTATTCGGAAGAGTGCAGGAAAAAAAGTAGGCGGCGTCACGGTCCTGCAACGATCAGGCTACAAGATCAAAAAGAAATGCGAGCTCTGTGGGTTCAAAGCACAGGACAAATCACAATTGGACGTGCTGTTTGTGGATGGTGATTTGAGGAACACGTCGACAAACAATCTAAAAACTGTTTGCGCCAATTGCCAGAGGTTGCGTAGCACCCGTAGACTTGGTTGGCGTGTCGGTGATCTTGTTGCTGATGATTAGTTCATCTATTTTTTCATATAATTCCTGTTTTCCGCCATTGTTTTCTATGACGAAATCAAACTCCTCTTTTGCCCATGCATATTCAGAAGAATGTATGCCTGTTGGTTCTATGTTGCCCTCAACGTAATTCACAAACCACTCTGGATCCTGCCCTCGCTTGACACGAATGATTTTGCCACCATGTGCTCTGATCTGTTTAACCTCGTTTGGAAACCTAGTGTCTGCGATCACTGTGTTTTGACCTTTGTATCTCCCCATGCAACTGTCTACCCATATTGCATCGTACATTTGGCCACGCATCACTTCTGTGCCAAAATACTGCAACACCCATCTTGGAGTCACAGGCTTTCCAAATTTCTCACTCCAGAATTTGTCTGGCTGTTCTCTCCAGTGCCGGCTTGATTCAGTATCGCCTTCCAGCATACTCCTATCCCAATTGAACATAGATGCCACAGCGTCCTTCAAACTTTTTGCAAAACTGTCTTTTTGGTAACCGTGTTTCTCTACGAGCCTATCTGAAACTGTTCCTTTGCCAGAACTTATCAAACCTACTATACCAATTAACATAGTAATATTATACTACTTTTTTAAACGTATTTCAATCTCTTTGATTATTTCTTTTACAGATTTGAGAATGGTTTTTCTCAGACTTTTCTTCTTTTGTTTCAGTGCAACTATGCTGAGGTTTTCTAACTCCTGCACAAGCACCTCTAATTCATCTAGCGTTAGATCAGAATAATTTTTGTATTTGGAGTTTTTCATGGCTAGTATTTAAAATGATATTGTTTGGTATTAACCAATAACAAAACTGTGAGGTGTTCCGCCTTCGGAGTAGTTGCCGATCTCGGTTTCCAGTCTTTCCATTTCGGCCTGACCTTCGTTTTTCAACGCATCTCCGTTCAACGAAGTGCCACCCTGTGGACCAGCGATTGTGTTGAATTTTCCTCTTGCCTCTCCAAGCATTACTTTCGAAACTGCCAGTGTGTAATCCCTTATCCATGGTTTAGAATATATGTCTTTGAACAGAGTGATGTCTGGCCTAAAGTTGTCTGTGTGCATCAAAACCGTCTCGTTGTCTGCCCTCGGTTTCTGTGTGATTGTCAATTTTTTTGTTGCAACATCAAAATGGAATTGTATGAAACTACCAAATAGTTTACCAACAAGTTCTTGATAACTGGCAAAAGCATAGTAAGTTGCAAGTCCGCCAGTTGCTCCTGCTCTTAGAAGATATGTGTTAGTGTATGCCAAGTTGAAAGGTTCAAACAAAGTACCACCTTCGCCGCCCTCTGTTCTTGAACCCACTGTCCGTCTGTTTAGATTCCTGACATTAATGATCTCGTCAGGTAAGATATAGGTGTTCTGATCTTTCTTAAGTTCAAGAAAAGCATATGATTCCTCAACGGCGTTAGATGACCTCTGTCTAAATTTGTTGATTGCTCTTTCTAGTGCCGTTTGATAGTGTTTTGGGTCTAATTCAACATCAATCATACCTTCACCGAGGTTGTTTTTAACGTAATCGAATATTTCCTGTTGTCCTGTTTGTAGTTCTGACATACTCATATTTATAGCCTTTGCCTGTGCAATAAATATGTGTGATATGCCAAGATTATCCATTTTTAAGCCAGAAAAGGGCAATGACTACAAATTCTTCGATCGTAACATCAGAGAGATGTTTACGGTGGGTGGCACTGACCTACACTTACACAAATACTTGGGACCTTATGATCAAGGCGATCAGCAAAAGGATGGAGATGCATCTCCAACCCAACCCAACTACGCAGGAAGCGAAGTCAACGAGACAACCATACAAGATTTACTTTTTTTAGAAAACAGAGATAGGAAGTATGCACCTGACATATACACTGTGCGTGGCATTTACAATGTACAAGACGCTGACTTCAATCTTTCACAGTTTGGAATGTTCTTACAAAATGACACTTTGTTTTTGACAGTGCATTTGAATGATATCGTTGAAAGAATTGGAAGAAAACCAATGGCTGGTGATGTATTAGAGTTCCCTCACATGAAAGAAGATTATTCATTGGACGAAAGTATACCAATTGCTTTGAAAAGATATTATGTAATCGAGGACGTGAACAGGGCCGCAGAAGGTTTCTCTCAGACATGGTGGCCACATTTGCTAAGGTTAAAACTTAAAACTCTAGTAGACTCACAGGAATTCAGAGATATCTTGGGTGATGCAACAACCACTGGTTCAGTGGCAAGTTACATGAGCACCTACAACAGAGAAAAAGAAATAAACGATCAAGTGGTTGCACAAGCAGAATCAGATGCTCCTAAGTCAGGGTTCAACTACAAACAATATTATGTTGCTCCAATTGATGAGAGGGGTAATATTAGGACAGAGAATGTTAACACTGAGGAACAGAGAGCGAGTAGCGATGCCACAGTCAATGCAACAATCGACACACCTGCAAGTTCACACTATGGTTTCTACTTAGATGGTGATGGTGTAGCACCCAATGGTAATCCTGCCGGCTTTGGAATATCATTTCCAATTTCAGGTGTTGACAAGGGAGATTATTTCTTGAGGACAGATTACCTTCCAAATAGATTGTTTCGTTATGACGGTAACAGATGGGTTAAAATTGAGGACTCTGTGAGAATAACTACAACAAACAATGATTCTAGGGCAAACTACAAGACAGGCTTCGTCAACAATACAACAACAAGTACCATCAATGGACTTACTGTTGAACAAAGACAGGCATTATCAAATGCTCTAAAACCAAAGGCTGACAACTAATGCTACATTTTTACGAAGGACAGGTTAGGAAATTTTTAACTCAGTTCATAAGGATCCTAAGTAATTTTTCTGTTGAGACAGGCAAGGCCAAAGACGGCACAATTGGTCTACGGGCAGTGCCGGTTGTATACGGAGATCCTACTAGGCAGGTTGCCAACATCATAAGGAACAACAGTGAGAACGCATTGAATTACGCACCTAAGATTGCTTGTTATGTTAGGGAATTGAATTACGATAGGGATAGAATGCAGAATCCTTATCACATAGAAAAACAACATCTTAGAGAAAGAGATGTGGACTCCGATGGAAACTACACCAATCAGTTGGGTGCTGGATACACGGTAGAAAAAGTCATGCCGTCTCCGTTTAGATTAGAAGTCACAGCAGACATATTTTCATCAAACACAGATCAAAAACTACAGATAATGGAGCAAATACTATATTTGTTTAATCCTGATTTTGAGATACAAAAAACGGACAATTACATCGACTGGACGAGTCTAAGTTATGTTGAATTGACCGGTGTTACATTCAGTTCCAGGACGATACCAGTTGGGGCAGATTCCGAGATAGATGTCGCAACTATGACTTTCAGTATGCCAATATGGTTATCACCGCCTGTTAAGGTCAAAAAACTAGGCGTTGTACAAAAGATCATAATGAGCATATACGACGATGATGGCGGCATTGCAAAAGGATTGATAGATGGCGAATTGGCATCTAGGAGTTTCATTACACCTAATAACTTTGGTCTATTAGTCACCGGAGGCCAACTACGATTGTTAGGAACAACCGGAGTCAACGTCAAATCTGGAGGGGACGGATTCCATACAGGCGCTAGAGATCCTGGACTGGCAGATCCATTTGAAACATTTGGGCCACCACTTAATTGGAAACTTATACTAGACCAATATGGAAAAGTTATCAACGGCACGTCACAGATCAGACTGAACCAACCTAATGGCAACCAGGTCATTGGTACCATAGCAACAACCACGCTTGACGATACTATCCTACTATACACGATCGACTCAGACACAATACCAAGCAATTCATTGACTGCCGTGAAAAAAATAATCAATCCTGCAACATTTGATCCGGGCACACCTTCTAACGGTGACAGGTATCTTGTGATTAATGATGTTGGAGATTCTACAGCAAGTTTCCAAAGTAGCAATTGGGGTACACTCGTAGCCAAAGTGGGAGATATTATTGAATACAACAGTGCAACCAGCAAATGGAATATAGCGTTTGACGCCTCTGATCCAGATTCAACACAGCACTACGTTACCAATCTTAACACGGGCATACAATACAGATTCACAGGCACTGAATGGGTGAAGTCATACGAGGGTGTCTATAAACAGGGCGATTGGAGTATTGTTTTAGATGGTGGTTATCAGCAAACAGAAGACGCTGATGCCAACGATGCAACTACCCCTTGATAATTTTGTTGCTGTCTGCTATAATATAACATGAAAGAAAATATTGTATGTTCTGGTGCTCTGTTTTATTCTACCAGCACCAAAAGGTTCTTATTTCTACAAAGGACAGATAAAAAAACAGCGGGCACCTGGGGACTAGTTGGTGGTAAGTCTAAATTTCTAGAAAGTGCGTTCGAAGGTCTAAAACGTGAGATACAAGAGGAGGTTGGTGACACACCTAAGTTCAAAAAAGTTATTCCTTTGGAAATGTTCACTTCTAATGATCAAAAATTTTTCTTTCATACCTATCTAATAGCAATAGAATCTGAATTTTTGCCGCGACTCAACGGTGAACATTCGGGATACTGTTGGACAGCATTTGAATGTTGGCCTAAAAATCTTCACATGGGTCTGAAAAATACTTTGAATAATAAAAGTATTAAAGGTAAACTACAAACAATCTTGGATCTAATCACCTAAAAAAAAGGCGACCCGAAAGCCGCCTTTTGTTCTACTAAAAAGTATGAATATTTATTAGTTGTTTGTCCTCACTGCACAGTTTACCAATTTGATTCCTGTGTCTGTATTTGACTCCAACGCTCTTCCAATTACGTTGAACGGTGATATTGATTCGCCAGTCGCTACCGCTCTCGCACAACCTTTTGTGTTTGAACTAACAAGTCTTTGACCTTTAGTTACTGGACCGATAGTCCTAACTGGTGTTCTACCTGTCATTGCCACGTATGGGTGTGTTGCGTCATCGCCGGCCGCGGCGTTCATCGCGTATGCTGGATTGTCAGAAATGACACCAAACACATTCTCAGATAGATCTGATGTTGTTTCTGTGATTTCCGCATCACCGCCTACTTCAACTACAGCACCTGCTAACATAGGAGCGTCTGCTTCGAAACGCTCGGCAACGTCCGCGTACTGTGCCGATGTTGCTGTCAAGTGTGCTATGTTGGCCCTAATATCAACCAGGTCTGCTGTTCCAGATGGTCCTGCTGTTGCTCCCTCTGGTCTTCTGAAAGCAGTAAAGGCACCACCCGCATTACCGTGAGTAGTAGTTCCATCATCAGCAAACGCCTCGTCCCATGCCCATAACAATGGCATTTCTGTTGCTGATGAACCTTCACCTCTGTTTACTTGTAGACCAGACACTGTTGGCATACCAGACGCCGCAGATACGTTTCTGTTTACTTCGATTACTGCATCTTCAACTGACAATGTCGTAGTGTTAATAGTTGTTGTCGTACCGTCAACTGTGAAGTCACCGCTAACTCTCATGTTGTTAGTGATAATGGTTTCACCAGTTGCGTTGATCGTACAGTTACCACTAGAACTAATTGTTAGGTTAGTGCCGTTTCCTTCGATCTTCTCACCGTCATCGCCAAATGTTATACCAACGTCTGCTGGTATATTAACATCTGCTGTGGCAGTCAAGTTGATGTCCGCACCCGAGTTAATTGTTAAGTCAGTTCCGTTAGATTCGATCTTTTCATTGGCATCAGTGAAGTGCAAACCAACGTTAGTTGGAATGACAATGTCTGTTGTCGCTGATAAGTTTAACAAATTACTTGAAGAAATAGTCAAGTCAGTTCCGTCACCTTCTATCTTTTCTCCGTCGTTTCCGAATGTTACACCAACAGCCGAAGGTATGTTCACATCAGCCGTCGCCGTTAAGTTTATGTCCGCTCCTGAGTTGATCGTCAAGTCTGTGTCGTTTGACTCGATCTTCTCACTTGCGTTGTCATCAAAAACTATACCAACGTTTTTTGGAATGTGTACGTCTGATGTGGCTGTCAAATTTATCTTAGCACCTGACGAAACTGTTAAGTCAGTTCCATCACCTTCGATACCTTCGCCGTCATCACCAAATTTCAAACCAATGTCTGCTGGAATATTGATGTCACCATTTGCTCCAACTGAAATTGTCAAGTCTGTGTCATCTGATTCAATCTTTTCGTGTGTACCAAACATCACTCCAACGTTGGCAGGCACTTTAACGTCTGCCGTTGCAGTTAAATTGATGTTGTTACCTGAAATTGTCAGGTCAGTGCCATCACCCTCGATCTTCTCTCCATCGTTACCAAATGTTATACCAACGTCTGCTGGTATGTTCACATCTGCTGTCGCTGTAAGGTTTATGTCAGCACCTGAGTTGATAGTCAAGTCTGTGTCGTTTGACTCGATCTTTTCAGTTCCATTTGCGTCAAATACTAAACCTACGTTTTGTGGAATGTGTACATCTGACGTTGCTGTAAGGTTTATCTTGGCACCTGATGTTACTGTAAGGTCTGTGTTGTCACCCTCAATTTTTTCACCAGTTCCAAATAAAAGTCCAACATTGGCAGGAATTGCCACGTCAGTTGTTGCTGTTAAGTTTAGTAAGTTACTTGAAGCGATAGTTAAATCTGTTCCATCACCTTCTATCTTTTCGCCATCATTACCAAACGTTACTCCTATGTTGGCCGGGACGTTGACGTCAGCACCTGCTGTAAGGTTGATGTCTCCAGTTCCTGCCGCATCTAGTGTGATGTCTGCGTTTGATCCATTCGAAACGATACTGTTTGTTGTAACCTGTGTAGATGTTATCGTACCGTTAAGTGTTGGCGAATTGATGATCGGATTAGTAAGTGTTTTGTTGGTCATTGTTTGCGTACCAGAGTCGGAGTACGCCTTAGTTACTACGTCACCGTCTCCTGATGGTGCCGAAGTTGCAAGACCTGTAATTTTATTAGTTGATGCATCGATCGTTACATCACCTATTTCTATACCGTTATTGACTCTAAAGTTTCGTGTTGTCATGGTTCCATATCTCCCGCATGAATGTTATTATTGCTGTATTTATGTTATTATGGGTGTTATTCTGCTAGACAGTTAATTCTATAGGCGTTTACAGTGGTAGACCCACCCGATGTTGATGCTATCTTTAATTCTAGGCTGTTGTCAGCATCAGACTTGAACGCCGCAGTGAATACCAGTTGGTCGGTTGCCTTTGTTGACACAAAAGGACCTTCCGACACAGATGCCTCTCCAGGTGCTCCAGCACAGTAGACCTCCTGCACACTGTACGCACCCTCTGTTGCGTTGCCGCCTACAACAAAGTACACTGCCGCTGTGGCATCGTCCAAATCAAAATCATCAAACGCCGTGGCGCTTGAGCTCACTGTCGTGGCACCAATTATCTTCTGGTTACCGTTGGATGTTGCGGTCATCGAATCTGATAAAAGAATTTTGTGTATTTTCAATGATAGGTTCGTTGTCAATCCCGCCGCCGATAGGACAACGTTGGATCCACTGATTGCGGCCGACAGTGTGATCATGTCGTTGTTGCCGGTGTTGATTGTGCCATACTGCGTGACAAACGCATCAGTGCCGTTGTGTACAACAAGTGCTTCGGTGACGCCTGTCTCTGTCTTAGCATCATCATCTATCAGTATCGTGTATTTGGCCGCCCTAAAACTGGCGTGTGCGAATGTGTCTATGCTCTCTGATGCTGAATCTACGTCGGTGTTAGATGTAGTCACTGTCACGCCTGCTGTGGCATCTGACGTGTTTGCTCTCGAGATTGGAATCTTGTAATAACTGACTTTTGAATCTGCACTTGGTGCCGCGATCTTTACCCTAACCTGGCCACTTGATACGTCAGCAGTTGTGCTAGGCAAGGTGTTGCTGGTTCCAGAAGCACCACCCCTAGGACCACCAATGAAAGCGTCTGCATCATTATGACACACCGAGAAACAAGAGGCACTTGAATGATCGTTGGTTAGATCGTTAAGAGCCACGAAGTACCAAGCCATGTCAGCACTTGTGGCCTGGAAGTAATCCACAGTTCTTGCTGAAGTTCCTACTGATTTATTGTTCTTTACCACAGCCCTTGTGTCATCTGACGCTGTGGTTGTGCTTGAGGCAAATGAAAGTGTGCCCGCACCGTCTGTCTTCAAGAAGTCACCGTCGCTACCATCTGTGGTGGGTAGTGTGAAGGCAACGCCACCTGAAGTTATGACCACCCCTCCTGTGCCGGCAGGCGTGATGTTTATGTCTGCGTTAGATCCATTGGATACTAAGTCATTTGTTGTCACAGAAGTTGCCGTCAAAGTTCCGTTTACTGTCGGTGTTGTAATAGTCGGAGATGTTAAAACTTTATTTGTTAGTGTCTGTGAGTCTGTTAAAGTCACAACTGTGCCTGTGTCTATTGCTGTGGTCACTGTATTGCCACTTACAGACGTGCTTATACCGTTACCACCTGCAAAGTGTAACGTTTCTGAATCTAAGTCTATCGATATAGCAGTAGAATCATCCGCGGTAACATCAAGGTCTTCGGCTGTGATCTGTGTGTCAACATAATCTTTTACTGCGGCTGATGTAGGCAATGTTGTGTCATTGTCGTTTGAACCTATTCCTTCTGATTCTGTAACTATAGCGGCCGCTTTGAAGTCTGCCACGTCAATGTTTGAAATCGAGTTACCTGTTCCTTCAACATCAAATGTTTTGTTAGTGAATGTGTCAGTTGTTGCTTTACCTACCAATGTGTCTGTGGCCGCTGGTAAGGTGACTGTTACATCAGCCGTACTTGCTGGACCTAAAAGTGTTACGCCGTTTGTGCCGTTGTCTGTTCCTTCTAGGAACTTGATTGAACCCCCTGCACTATTACTGCCAGCGCCAATTACAAGGCTGTGTCCTGTTGCTGTAGTGGTGGTTGCCGCCACTGTTGTAATTCTGTCTGTGCCATCGACTTCTATTGTTACGTTTCCCGTGCCGCTGTCTGCAACAGTGACGTTGCTGTCGCCCTGTGATATAGCATTGGTCGATACTGAACTAACTTCTGAATCAACGTATGCCTTTATTGACTGTTGGGTCGCAAGTGCTGTAGCACTGTTAGTGGACATGTTGTCCTCATCTAAAATTGTTGTTACAGTGGATCCACTAGTGCCTATTTTAAGATTCTCGAGGACGACTGTTCCTGTACCACTTGCGTTGATCTTTAGATCATCGTTTGATCTGTTAGTTGAAAGAGTGTTATCGTTTACGGTTAGATCATTAAGGACTATGTTACCAGTACCTGCTGTGGTTATGTTGAAATCAGCGTTTGACGGCGCGGTCAACGTTGATCCGACTGATAGGATGTCTCCTAGGTCTTCCAGTGTTGCGAACTCTAGGGCATTACCTGCCGCATTTGTTCTGAGAACTTGTCCTGCTGAGCCAATTGAACTAAGACCCGTTCCACCGTTTGCTATGGGTACAGTTTCACCTGTTTGGAACTCGGCCATTCCAGTGGCCACATTTGAACTGTTAAAGACTACTCGTACCGGTGTTTTATCTGCCATAATGTTCTCGTACTGTCCCCGGCCTTCTTGCCCTCACCGGATGGATATCCTATCAACAACTGTATTTATTGTGGTTTTTTAAAATTGGAATAGGGTAACATCAGTGACTTGATCAGTCAATGCTGTCCCGTCTGATAACGTAAAAGTTTGTTGTGCCTCGGTGTATACAGGTTTGGTTTCAACTGTTGCATTGAATTCCAACTCTAAGTCTGCTGTTTTCGCCAATAATTGAGCATCAGTAAAAGATGTGCTTCCGTCACTTGTAAATATCTTTACGTTTTGCACCGGCCTTACCGTGGTGTTCCCTGATTTTCCAAGTATCGCTATACCGTTAGTGGCTAGTTTGCTTCCCTCTGGTAGGGTAGCACCAGTGGCCGCAATCTCGATCGTTCCTGTACCATCTGAAGAAATTGTTGCACCACCAATGTCCAGTGTTTCTGCGGACAGGTATGCCGTCTGCCACCTACGTGATGAACTTCCCAATTGGAATACTCCGTCCTGACTTGGTATCAAGTTGCCTGTGATCTGCACTCCTGCACTTGAATCTTCTGTTGATATTGTTGTGCCTGCGACCCTAATTCCTTCTATAACAACATTTCCGCCACTTGACGTTAAAGTTAAATCAGCATTCGAAGGTGATTGCAGTGTTGAACCAGTGGCTGTAAGGTCTCCTAGACTACTAGATGAACCACCACCTCCGCCTGTGCTTACTGCGATACCGCCCGGTGTTGAACCATCACCAAGCACTAAACTGCCAGAGTCTACATCAACGGCGAGGTAGCCGTCCTCAAGAACGTGTGTTGATAAGTTATAGTCTTTGTATGATCCTACAAGTTTCCTAAATGCCATGTACGCTCCTTAGTTTTGGCCAGATAGTGTTTTAAGTCTTTGAATAAATTCGCTTTCTGTCTTTGGTTGCTTGTTCTTCATGTCGGCTGGTACTCCTGGATTGTCACCTGTGACTTCTGGCTGTGTAACAAGTGGTGGATCCTGTCTTGCTTCTTGGTCTGTTTCTGATTCATCTGCGTCTTGATTGATGTGGTCAAACTGTGCTAGATCTTTCCCGGCCTCTTTTTTCTTCAGTTCTAATTCTTGCTGTAATGGGTATACTGATGCAACTGTTGTGGGATCATCTGATGCCACCTTGCCTGGATTGTCGCTGTTGTCCGCGGCTGGTTGTTCGTCGTTTTCGCCAGCGTCTGATACCGATACACCTTTAGCACCCATCAGTTGATTCAATAATGCCTCGTCCTCTTTGTCTGGGATGGCCTTTATGTTGATGTCGATCTCTTTATATCTCATCCATTATCCTATGCATTTACAGTTGTGTTTTGTTGTGCAAGAACAATCCATCCAGTGGATTGATAGAGCAGTGTCATTGTGTCATTGACACTGTCAAATGTAATGCTTGTTCCATTGACAAAGGTTGCTGGAGTCACAGTAGCATTGCCGCCGTCGACTTTCATTGAGATTATCTTAATCTGTCCTTCTGTACCATTTGCTAATGAAAAGTTTTGTGCTCCGGTTGTTGTTAGCAACGTCACCGTGTCCGTCAAATTTATGACTTCTGTGCTACCTGAGCCAGTTAGGTTTTGCACACCATGGATAGTGCCTGAAGCAGTCAAAACGCCTGTAACAGTAACATCTTCATTTATGTTTACTCTACTAGAATCAGCGGATGATATTGAAGTACCCTTGATGTCTAGTGCGGCAACCTCTACCGAGCCAGTACCGCTTGGTTGGATGCTGATGTTGGCATTTGATCCATTTGATGATATGACATTTGTTGTCAGACTGTTTGCTGTGATATCTGTTGCTGTGAGATCACCTTTAATGGTAGTATCACCGCTTTCGTCCACTTTAAAAATATGATTGCCTTCTGTTACCGAACCGTCTGGATTGGTGTTGTTGAATATTCGAAACGCCTGTCCTGAGTCACCACCATTGGCGTCCAGGAAAAAGTCTATACTTTTGACACTACTTAAAACTGTATGATTTGTTTCACTGAACAGTGTCTTAGTAAATTCTAAGAAACTTACTGTTCCTGAGTTGGCATGTGTAATTCTGTTGCCGTTGGTTACTAGGTCTCCGCCAACTAGAGTCGTCTCACCTGTGATATCAACTGCCTCCGCAAGAGTGATTTTTGTTGAATCACTTGAATCTAATGTTGTACCATTGACTCTCAATGCACCCAATAGCACGTCACCTGTTCCGCTCGGTTGTATGCTTATGTCTGCGTTTGAGCCATTTGAACTTATTACGTTGGTTGTCAAACTGTTTGCAGTGACGTCTGTGGCTGTTACGTTACCACTGAATATGGCGTTGCCGCCGTCACTCATGTCTAGTTGAAGTGCTGTGATTGTTGCGGAGTCATCCAGGCCTTTGAACAGTATGTCGTTGTTGTCGCCCATGGACTTGATAACCAAATCAGAGGTGACCCTGCTGATTCTACCAAATTCTGTACCGCCGTCCTGTAATTTTAAATCAGCACCGTCGGCATCTAGGATGATATCTCCTGCGGCGTCAATTGTTAAATTGTTTGATGTTCTAATTGTTTTTGACATTTGCAGTATTTATGTTGTATGAGGGGGAGCGTGTAACTCCCCCACAAAAGCACGTGTCTAGACTAGATAACGTCGATTACCGCTTTGCCTGATACTTTACTTTCGTCAGTACCCTCAGCAAGTAGTGAGTAAGGTGCACTTCCTGTGTTGCCGGCCGCCGTAACATAGTGTACAGTGTTGTTGAAGAACTTGCTCACGTATGCAACAGTAGAGTCATCTAAGATGGCTTTAACGTTGAAAGTGTTGTTCTCACTCAAAGTACCAGCAGTCACAAGTTTGTAGACTACTTCAGTTGAATCTTCCAAGTGGATCTTGAATTGATTCGAACCTCTTTGTGATACGATGTACGCTGTAGTTGATGCAGTGTTCGAACCACCTGTTCTGTAGTTTGATACTGCTATTCTTCCTGCTGTTCCAGTGGGACCTAAGTCACCGATCGGTTGCATCTTGTCTTTTCTTATTGGTCTTCCCATTTTTTTTCTCCTAGTTAGGAGTCCAATCCCAGTTCTCCTGGGTACGCGGTGGTTGTCCGCATAAGTCTTTTGCTTTGTGCAAAAGCACGTTTGAACTGATAGTATTTACCAAAATTTGAGACAGATAATCTACTCAGAAAAAAAGGGTGATGTGAACAATCCAAACACAATCACACCACCCTCGTGTTTACGTATTTCTAGATTTTTATATTATTTTCTGTTGTAGATATGATATAAAATCCAAACTGCAACCAATCCGATCAATCCTTGATCAGAGAAACCTTGCAGTACGCCCTGGACGTTTCCGATTACGGAAACATTTGGCCAGAACGGAATACCTTGACCATTGAAAAGGATTTCTAAAACGATTCCCAACGCGATTAATGATACTCCCACGTCAGCAATTCCTTTTGCCCATCCTTTTATTTTGTTAAGATAATCCATGTGGACCTCCCTTGTTTGATTTTGATTCTTGCGAATCGTAAATTTATTTAGGTACAAGATATGAAAGTAAAGTTACCTTATTTGGTCTGCGAACTGTACGGAGTGTGAAAAAAATATAAATCTACGTACAAAACTCGTTATAAAGTTTGTAATCATAGTCGTTATAGTTCCGGTGCCATGATATGAATTCGGCACTGAGATTTTTCCTGTCGGCCATTTTTTTGTAATCTTCATTGCTCCGATTGGTGTTGAGGCGAGGCTCCCTGTCCACTTTCAACATGTCAGAAATATGATCCCAACTGTCTTCAAAATTTTCTAGTGAAAAAACTTTATGGAATGTGTTGTGCAAGGCCTGTCTGACCGTTTTGTATTTCTCATCCATTGGCACGTTAGGGTCTAGGCAAAGATAATTTTTGAACAACCATAGCACCATGAAATTTCCAGAAAGTTTATGGCAGTGTTCCTCAAAGGTGTCACCGTCTATGTCTCCCTTGCCCATGTCATAGTTGTAGTGAGATATGTCTCTGTCCAGTGGATCGCGTAACCATACAAAGTGTGTGCCCGGTGTCCTGACTGTTGAGTTGTGTCCGACAGCATAGTCCAGTTTACTGATCTGTTTCTTGTCGGATCTGTCTTCAAGACGCACCCTGAGACTGCTTCCTCCTGTCTTTGGTATGTGATGGAAGGTGTAGTGCATGGTGTTATTTAAAACTACGATTGCACCGCCACAAAAAAAGGCGACATGAAGCCGCCTTTCTTTGAAAATAAAATAAGCCTTGGCTTATTTGAATTTTAAGTTTGCAGATGTTACGTCTACTAAACCTACGTAGTCAGCCGCGTTACCAAGTGATGATGCAGTGTTTGTTAACTCTACATAACCGTATCTTGTTAAGAAGCCTACTACTGGTTCGAAAGTAGATGGATCTAATACAACACCTGAAGACATTAAAGGAATGTAAGGACAGTAGAACGCTGGAGCGTCTGCCTCACTTGCACCTTTGTAACCTACAAGTACTGCTGTACCGTCAGCCGCGTAAGCGTCTACGTATACTCTCATAGCACCGTTTAAAGTTCCAACGAATTTAGTGTTTGTTGGTGCTTCGAACGTACCTTCAGTTGATCTTGCGAACGCTGAAGTTGTTGCTGATTGAAGAATAGTTAAAGCAGTTGGAGATACTACAGCGTAGTTTCCAGCGCCTCTTCTTGTTCTTGTTGCGATTTGGTTAGCAACTCTGTTGATTAACACAGCCAATGCCGCGTGTTCATCACCAACGAATGTTGCAG